TTTACGTATAACACTAAAAATAAATTTCATTTTTGACTCCTTTTCTACCTTATTGATATTTCTTAATTTTCTGATAAAATATAATAAAAACGAAAGGTTGTGATTTTATGTCAGAAGGATTTGATAAACTTGCTGGCGGTGTTGGAAAAGCTGTTGAAACTGTTCCTGATATTTATGATGATGCATTAAAACCAGCAGCTCAAGAATCAGGAAAAACTCTAGCGCTAATTCCTCGTGCCATAAATGCCGCATTATCCCCTCTACGCCAATGGATAGCTCAGAGAGAATACAATGTTGCTGAAACAGAAAAATTGCTGGCTAAAAAACTAGAGAATATAGAACCTGAAAAAATTGTATCTCCTGAGCCTTATGTAGCTGTGCCTGCGCTTCAGGCTATTTCGTATTCAATGAATAGTGATGAATTAAGAGAACTATACGCAAATTTACTTGCAAAATCCATGTGTATAGATACTAAAAATTCAGTCCATCCTTCTTTTGTTGAAATCATCAGGCAAATGTCTCCTTTAGACGCAGCTACATTTAAGATTATTCTCAATGCTGATTTGCGCCCATTAATTGATATGAAGATTAGATCTCCCAAAAGTGTAGGTGGTGGTACTAATACTATTTTCAGAAATGTATCTTGGATATTAACTTATCCTTATAAACAGCTCATGGTTTCATTCGATAATTTAGAGCGATTAAATTTAATCAATATATCCGATTCATATTATACGCATTCAGAAAATTATCAATTGGCAACTAATACATCTTTCTACGTTACCAATAAACACATAATTTTAAATAATCTCAAATCAGGAGAATCTTACGAAGAAGACAAAAAGGTGATGTTTGTTACTGACCTTGGTAATCTATTCGGCAATATATGTATTCAATAATTCTTTTAGGCCTTCTTTATTGAAGGCCTGTCTTTTTTCGTACATGCTACATGCCCTGATAAATATCTAAGTACAGTCATATTTAAGCTTCACTTGTTTGTTTAATTATATGTAAATCTCCTATTCTCTTAGTAATACCTTATCAAATATTACCTTCTGCATAATTTCAAAAACCAGATTCTCCACAAATCCCATTCGGCCCATAGCGGACTTTTTTTGGTCAGTGTTGTATCTACTTGATTTATTTTATATTTGCCGTAAATAGCATAATTACTATGATACGCATTCGATATTGCATATGCAGGACAGTCCAGTAGTTTTGCAGCTTCTTTAAGCAAAACTGTAGATGCAACAATCTGTCCTGTCTCCATGTTTTTTATTTCATATAGGTTCATTTCCTCTCCTCATAGAATCTACAGTCCTTGCAGTTCGTTCATTTACCTTTGATGATATGCATGTTCGGACAGGTGGGACGGGTGTATACTGCTACAGCTCCGATGTGTCCTGTACTATGTTTACATATTTCTGCTCTTTGTGCTATGTTCATATGTCCTCCTTAAATATATTCTTCAATCAGCCAGCGAAGTACCTCCAGCATACTCTTCTTTGTGATGCTGTTATGTGTAGGCATATCAATCACTTCCTGAATTGCTGTGATCTTGTCTTCTACTTCTGTTTCTTCGTTATGAATGTCTTTAAATATTGCACTTGCTTTTCCTATGTTCATTTATTCTTCCTCCAGATAGTTTTTTCCAAACGTCTTTACGAATTGTTCCCTGCTGCCACATTTCTCTTCAAATGCTCTCTGACCAATCCGCTGCAAAGTAATTCGGACTTCTTTGTTTCTATGTACGGCTATATCTGAAGTTCTATGACATTCCGGGCAAAGATATACGGTTAAGCCATATTGCTCGGAGTATTTGCGATTTGCACTGCCATAGATGTGATGGCGTTCTGTATAGCCTGTTTTGCCGCAAATGAAGCACTGATTCCTCATGTCTCTGTCTATGATGCTTTTGTGGTGCTTCTTCCGTTTTTTTCTGGTGGATTCTTTAGGAAATAATAATCCTCCCTGTTTCATCTGGTATACCTCCTTGCTTCTCTGAGCAGATAATTCCTGTTCTGAATATTCCGGTTAAAGTATTCTACTGTTCTGGTGGCTTCCTGCTTCTTTAGGGCTGCCAGACCTCCCCAGGGCTTGCCGATAAAAACATGGTAGTCCAGGCTGGTGTAGATTAAACAGTCCGGAGGATTCCATCCCATGGTTTTTCGGAATAGTTTCTTTTTCTGTCTTTTATTCATTTCCTGTCGCCTTTCTTATATCCCAGCAAGTGGAGACGGACGGTATCAAATTCCTGAAGCAATGCGATATCCTTCACTCTGCTTAATTTCCGATCAACTCTGTGCATTTCGTACTTCCTGAAGATTAAATCTCCGGAGGTCCTTGCATTGTTCGCCTGTGCTTTTGAGCAGTTTAAACCTTCCACTATTTCTGCAAATGTTGCATTGCCTATCACCAGATTGCCTGATCTGTCTGTTACATCGTATAAAAATGGGATCATTTCCGCCCTCCTCTCAGTGTCCGGCCAGAAATGTATTCATCATCCTTGCTTTCCATTCCGGAACTTCTTTGGTTTTCCATTTTGCGCACCAGTCGTCATCTTCTACCATGCGTCCAATGCGATCGCAGAAACCATTATCATTCTCTTTACAGGTTTCGCATATCTGTGCCTCCCTGCTCATGTTTTTAAATGTCCTTTCCTTCTTCTGCATTTTGTTTCTCCTTTCTCCTTCCTGTGATCTGACAGGCTCACACAGGAAGGATGTATCTATGTTGAATTTTAGGGCACCCTTTTTTAGTGACCGAATCGGTCATTTATCTGTATTTGTAAATCTCTTTTATGTTTTTGAACTGTACTGTCTTAGGTCTTTTTCCTGTTCTGTAACTCATTTTTGAATCTCCTTCAAGAATTCCACAAGTTCTGTTTCGCTGTTTGGGTATTTGTTGTATCTGGAATGGTAGCTCCATCCTTTGTCGTTCTTGCATTCCGGCTTTGGTCCTCCTACAAGGTGCATGTAATGGTGTTCCCCTGGCGTATACCACTGGCTTTTTTCTGATGGATCCGGAGCAAATTCTTCTACGATCAGGCGGGCGCCGATCGCTTGCTATATAACACAACCGGCGTTCTGGCATATGTACTCTTTGCAACTGCCAGAGAATTTCTGATCACCGTCTCCATCGTCGGATACCATTCCCTTATAATCTCCGCTCCCTGGCTATGCGCTTCGTTGTATTTGTTGTACTTGCTGATAAAACACCTTACATTCTCCAGATCAGGATTCAATTCGCATTTAATCTCATCGATCTGATCCAGAAGCTCATCCATGCCTTCTGTTGTGTTGTCGTCGACTTCTACCGGGATCAGAACATCATCTGCTGCCGTCAGCGCATTAATAACGGATACATTGATGTCCGGGGCATTATCGATCACACAGTAATCATAATTATCTTTTACCTGTTGCAGGGCGTTCTTTAGTCTGGTCTGCTGAGGTCTTACACGGTCCATCGTTACCTCCATGTTTGCTGTCAGAAGGTTCAGATTCGCAGTGATCACATCTAAATTCTCATAATCTGTTTTCTGGATCAGGCTTGCCATATCCGGTTTCTTGTCAACCATTATCTTGTCTATTCCTGCTCCTTCCTGAGTACGTCGGTTCATCCCCCTCGAGCAGTCTCCCTGTTTGTCGTTATCTACAAGAAGGACTCTCTTGCCCTTTGTAGAAAGAATGTAAGCAATATTGATGCTTGAGGTGGTCTTTGCCACCCCGCCTTTTAAATTGATGATTGCAATTGTTCTCATAGTCGTTCCCCTTTTTCTCTATTCTTTTCTTTCTCCACAGCTACATCCATCTCCGGGCACCAAGAATTTACTCATTGTATTTCCTGATCTGCAGTAATCTACATTCAGTCCTTCTGCATGACTTTTGTAGATGCATTCTTCGCAAAGCACAATATTTTTGTACTTTTTCATAAGCTGATAAGCTGCTGTTTTTCCAAAATTGTTTATTTCGTTGTACTCATTCAGTACTGCGCAATGAAATCTCCCATATTCGCAATGCTCTGTGCAATATTCTTCCAGCTTCTCCTGATCCTTAATCTGTTCTGGATATTTACAGAGATGATCGCAAATATACTCTGAGAATTCATTCATGATAGATTCCATGACGTTTTCTTCTTTCTCTGTCTGCTCTTTGCATCCACTCTGGTTTTCCTTTGACTGGTTCATCTTCAAACCATATCCCTCCCTGTTCGTCTTTATAGTATGTAAACCGGGTACCTGATCTAATAATGGCACCCAGACATTCCATTGTTCTTTGATCCTGTTCCGGTCTCAGGCTCCAGCCTTTGCCCCATAGTTCTTCTGCATTCATCTTTTCTCTTTTCCATCTCCTCCTGCAGCCACCCGGAGTAACTGTGTTTCTCAGTCTTTTCTGACAATTGGTGTGCATCAGGAAGGGCATGGACGGCCGCATATACCCGCTTCCATTCTTCTGCATTCCTGATCGGTTCTCCTTTAGTGTCTTTCCATCCGGATCCGGCCAGTTCTTCCAACTTCAGGATCCTGCTGCTTACATATGCATCCCGGGTATGTACACAGATCTCCGAAGGTACTGTCATGCGTTCCAGGGCTTCTGCCAGTGTGAGCAGGACTGTCTGGTGATAGGTTCCTTCGAAATGTCCAAATCCTTCACGGGTTCGTTCCTCGTTTCGTATCGATACTGAGAGGACGTAAGAGCACTTTCTATCTGCGGTTCCCTGATAGGTACTGCTGGTTTCGATGTAAATATCTACTTTCACGTTTTCATCTCCTCTCTTTGTATTTTTACAAGGGTGTACCGGCGGTACGCGTAACCGGTTACCGGATTTATGCCCTGTTCAATGGAATTAGGATCTACGTAGTATCCCTTCTTTGGTTTTATCTCTCTGATTCTTCCCTGTTTATCTATCAGGCTTCGTCTTCTTACTGTTTCCCTCGCAGGCTCTTTTCTGATCAGATTCCTGGAAGGGTGGAAGCTCTTTGCTTCTTCCGGTTCCCACTCCTGCAGTGGCGTGGCTATGTATTCGGCCAGATCTCCATTTTTCAGGTCGTATACTACTTTCATGTTCGGGTTTCCATGAGTCCAGAGGTCTTTGACTATCTTCTCTGTTCTGGTTTCGGCATTTGACATGGCACTTATGAGGATATGGATGTGGATGGCTCCCTTCTTTCCGATCTGCGGTCTCCAGATGTATTTGAGAGTCCAGCCATATTTTCGATATCTGGTCTGGAGCTGTCTGATAAATTTCTGCATGTGTTTTATCATCTCTCCCCAGCTCGGTCTCTCATCTTTCCGGTATGTCAGAGTAATCCAACTGTCTCCTGTTGTGAAGTTCCACTTAATCAATCTTCGAAGATCTCTCACCCGCTTCCACTGGTTTTGTCTCATAATGTCTTCTGGGGTGGGTTCCTTCCTCTGTTCTCTCTTCTGTCCTGCAGCTCCATACCTTCCCGTATGCTTTTCTTCTACTTCCAGGGTGTCCCCGCAGTCCCATGTATCCCTTATGTATCCGCACTTCATATCTCACCTCGGTGTCGTAAGTCTAATACCCTTAATCAAGTTCTCAAGAGGCTTGTCTGCCCCTGAAAAAAGGTTAAAAATATAGCAGGTCTTCCCCTGCCGGATAGTTGACTTTCCGCCGCATGAGTGTTATACTTGTTGTATCGCAATTATTTCATGTGGCGGAAGCCAGGCTCATGCATTCCCGTGCATGGGCTTTTTATTTATTCTTGAATTCTTTGTATAATTCTCTTCCTGCTGCTTCGGTCACATTGTCGTTAATTACCTCTGACTTAACCGTATATCTTAATCTGCTTAACAGTGCTTCTGCTGTTTGTGCTGCTTCTGGATATTCTTTCTTTATTCCTTCTGCGACTATGCTTAATGCAGCTATGACAAAAACTATGTCTCCCGCTGGAATAAATCCTACGATTTCCTGCAGTTCATTTACCCATACCCGGGTGCGTTCTGTAGAAAGCTTAAAAAGTTCTATGCCTTTTGCATTCATCAACTTTTTCTCAAATTCTTTGTAGCCATTAAAATCTGTTCTTAACATTTCATTTTCTCCTTTCTCCTGCAGCCAGTTCAGAATTGCCAGGCACGTGATACTCAGCACTATTGTTCCAGCGAAGAGTTCCGGTCTTGTGTTCCAGTCCCAGATCGGGAGCAGGGCGGTTATGTATCCGATCAGCAGAGATATGATCATCTTGCGCTCCAATTTTCTCGCCTCCCTTCATTTATGCATGCTTGTCCTTCTTTCTCCGCCTTAACCGGCGGCTTTTCTTTCATAGTTCATGCTCAGAAGAAGTTCATCCTGTCTCTGGATGAGCAGACATTTGATTTCTTCTTCTGACATATCACTGGCTTTATGCTGAATTCCATTAATACGGATATTTCTTGTTACCAGTTTTAGTTCTGACATCTTCCTCACCTCTTCTTTATGGTATGGGAAATGATATGTATGGGTTACTGTTTATAAAAATTTAAGCAGTTTGTCGAACGGCCTTTGTTGACTTCTCTTTGTTTCTCTCCTATTCTTGTATTACAGGGTACTGGCATACCCCAGTACATAGGTAATTGCGAAACATGTTCGCAATCCTGATTAAAAAGCGGTAAGAATCCTGCAACTCAGGATTCTTAAGATGAAAAATAGGTGCTTCTAAATTTAGACATAACTAAAAGACTTCCCAGATAAACTGCGAAGAAAAGATTATATGCATATTAATAATCAGGCTATCAAAGGCTTCAAACTCCGAATGTATTGATACTGATGGATCTTATCAGCGACAAGCACAGTAACAAGCTGGATAATTCCTGTAAGAAGTAAATCAGCATGAAGCGTTTTCTCATTCTGGGTCTTACGATCCGCAACGCAGAAACTATCTTTGAAATGGTTGATTGACTTTTCAACATTTACACGGATCTTGTAAGTATCCTCCCATTCCTGTGAGCCGCGTTCTACACCAGGATAGGCACGAAGGTTCTTTTCAGGAAGAAGATGTACATGGATTGTCACAATGACATACGCGACGTTTTGACTTGTCGGCAGGATTGTATTCC